GAATTTACGAGTTATATCAAAAAAATATTAATAGTCGCGGCCTGCATTCTTGGGGCATATCTCTGCATACCGATTTTCGTAGCACGCAAGACCGCAGAGACTTGCTCTAAAACTGCCGCAGAAAGACACATGACAAGACCTCCCTTCCCGACAAATGAAAAATCTTAATAATCTAATCGAGCTTTACCGCGCGATGACCACCCAAGGCAAAGTGATCACTTGGTTCGCAGCTATTCTCATCTCAATCTTAATCCTAGACTGGTTATTCTAATGATTGATCGCGACTCACTCTTTGGTATCGGTGGCACAATTGCCACGTTCTCCGGTTCACTCCACGAATGGATCGGAGTGGTGGCCGGATCTTTGACCATCGTTTTCATGTCGGTTAAAATCATCCAAGTGCTACGCGACAGGAAGTGAAATGGGAAGGTATCGTTCATACGGCAATCTAGATGACCAAGTCCAATCAGAAGGTGATCGCGGATTTCGAGGGATAGATTCCTACAAAGAGAAGACAAGTCTCGAAGGTGGCTTTGTTGAGAAGTCCGAGAACATGCGTCTGATTGGTGACTTGGCTGAGACACGCAAGGGTATCGACTTCTTGGCGGGTGCAGTCACCCTTACCTACTCAGGGGCGGATTACGTGTTTGCTTCAACCTTATTCAGCGATCCTGCAACGGGTGTAGAATTCGTAGTAGTTGCAACCCGTACCAAAGCAATCATTTGGAATGACGCGAATAACTCAGGCATTGCGATTGACTACCCCGGTGGTGAGGTAGTGGCAGCAGGAGACGGTGCATCTTTTGTACAGTCGATGGAGAAGTTGATTTTGTTTCGTGGCAAGAACAAGACCCCGCTCGAATGGGATGGTGATTATTCAAGCCCGACTGACTTCGTAGTCAAAGCAAACGCTTCACCTGGTGCGGGTAGGATTCAATGCCCGAATACGGACTTTGGCGTATTTTTCCGCAACCGTCTGATTATCCCGCAACCAACGGATAGCAACTATACCGTGCTAATGTCCGACCTCTTGGACACGGACAACTACTACCCCGCAGAATCGCAGTTCAGAATAAACAAAGGAAGTGCGGATAAACTCGTAGGCTTTTACCCCTACCAAGAAGACCAGTTAATCGTGTTCATGCGTAATAGCATCCACATGATTAATAATATCGCGACCACCTCTGCCGCGAATACTTACGAGATCACCCGTCAGCATGGTTGCGTAGCTCGCAAGTCCATCGCACAGAGTGGACCTCAAACATTCTTTCTGTCGGATAACGGAGTTATCGTCCTGAGTCCTGGTACTGACCCCGCAAAAGGCTTGGGGGTAGCTATCAGTAAAGTATCGGGAGAAACAATTCCGATGACTCAGCAGATCCAAGATCAGTTCAGTGACGTAAACTTTGCCCACGCTGACAAGTCATGCGGAGTGGTATTCGACAACAAATTCTTCTTGGCCGCCCCTACCGGATCTTCAACCGTTCCAAATGCAATATTTGTTTTTTCGCTCTTATCGAATTCGTGGATCAGTGTAGATTCCTACCCCGCAATGTCAGGCAGTCTAGCATTCCATGTGGATGACTGGGTCATTTGCTCACACGGGAGCAACCCGAACAGACGCAGACTCTTCGCGTGCAACGACACAGGATGGTATCTCATGGAGGAGAACACGATTGACGATAGTGGACGAAAGATCGGGTCCACCTCGGAATCAGCACAGACCGCAATAGCCGGGAAACTCGTTACCCGTGCTTACACGCTTGGCAATCAGAACGTCAAACGATGGAGGCGTGGCCAACTCGGAGTGAACACGGTTGCATCTGATGCGTTCAACATCAAAGTCAATACGCTCGATCCTGACAAGTCCGAGACTGTTCTAAGCCACACAGCAGCCTCAGAAGAAGAAGCACTCTTACGCTTCGGTACTGGACGCACACGGGGATATGGTGCGCAAGTCGAGATCAATGTCACAGCAGGAACCCCGTCCTTTCGTCACGTCTCCTTGGACGCAATCGCAGATGGACTGAACATCAGGACGGAGGTTGCATAGATGGCCATCTCTGCATCAGTAACGCGCGGGTTTACGTACGCTACGGGGGTGGACATAACTGCCGCCAATCTCAACGAACTCGGAGTACCTACCGTGACCATTGACGAGTCAAACGTGAGTATTACGGGTGGCACCATAAGCGGATTATCTTCACCCATTGCAATTGCGGATGGTGGGACAGGAAGTGCAAACGCAACTGCCGCCAGGTCAGCACTAGGAGTTGGCACATTGGGAACCCAAGCGAGTGGTGCCATTGCCGTTACGGGTGGTACAATAAGTGGTACAATAATGACGCTCAAATCCTATGCAGTAAGTGGCGTGCCATCCGCATCACCCGCAGGGCAAATGATCTACGTTACGGATGGAAACGCAGGAGCCGCAACAGTTGCGGTGTCAGACGGATCGGCATGGAAAGTAGTAGCGTTGGGAGCAACGATAAGCACATGAATATCCTTGAGCAAACCAAGCAGTTCTACGACGAACTCGGCCTTGATATGTTCAAGGACATTACAATGTACTTGGGTTACGGATACGTATTTAAAACGCCCGACTCACTCTTGCTTGGCAAAGCGGTTAGGACGGATGACAAGACCCATCCGAGTTCACAATGGGAGGTCAAAAACCCCAATGCATGGTATGTCCACATGGCAATAGGCAAAGTGGGGATTGCAGAATTCATCGAACGGATTCCATACGAGTTACCCTTCGTCGGATGGATGAGACATTTCAAAAACAAACCAGTAAAATTTTACGACTTTAATAGAATCAGTAGGAGGAAATAACAATGGGAAGTTCACCTGACATCAATTATCCGGCTCAACCAAGTTATGGCGAAGGAATGGCTGAAGCTCTAAAAGCACAAGCTGAATTCCTTAAAGGGACGGGAGACTTTAGGAGTGTGGGGAGCCTTGAAAGCTTGTTGCCTCTCGAAGAAAGCGTACGTCAAAAAACCGCACAAATGGATACCGATATCTTGCGAACGACGTTGTTGGGCGGCGATGTAACTTATAATAAAGACGGTAAGATTCTTGAAGGTTATCAGGACAGGAGTGGGAGGGTTATTGAATCTGAGAAAGCTCCTCTAATAACTATTGCGGGGTCAGGAACGTCAGGAAGTGGATATGACTCCTACAAAATTAAAGTGTATCCCGCAGAGATGGCAGACCAAGTTTTCACTGAAAACCAATACGGACAGTATCAATTTGCTGACCCAAGTGGTGAGATATTAGAGTATGATGTATTAAAAGATTTTCCGGAATTAAAGGCAAACATAGGTGACTCAGAAAAAGAAAAGGCAATCTACAAGAAGTTTCTTGAAGTTGCAGAGTCGCAAAACGTATTAAGTAAAGATCAAACTAGCGAAATAAGAAAGCAAATAGGTGAAGCCAAAGTAGGTGAATATCCACCGAGTTTCATGACACAAAGTTTATACGGTGGAACTGATACAGTAAGTAGTGAAATGAAGGTTCCGGCTCCAAAGACCGTTATACCTGCGGATGCAACTCCTATCTTTAGGAAAGATAAAGATGGAAACGAAATTGTTAAACCTCAGTTGGCAAACAAGACGGTCAGTGCAGGTGAGGGAATGGTTGACCTCTTGGGTGACACTCGCGACCTCACGCAATACGAAACTCGTACTGCAACACAAGCAGACGTAAATGCCGGACTTGCAGATAAAGTCGGAGATAACTTCGTACAAGCGATTCAAACGGATGATCGGGCAGGATTCAGAGATGGAAATTTCAAAGGCTTATCCGTCCTAGCCGAAGACATCCAACGTGGTAACCTGTCCCGTCAACGCGAAGCCGACTTGCAGGACGTCTCGCGACTATCCGGTCTGTACCAAGGAATCATGGAGGACTACAAGCCTGGTACGGCATCCGCCATGCAGGGTGCAAAAGATCTCATCGAGGAGCAAAAGGACAACCTACTTGCAGACGTCGGAATATCCGACCCCGCACAAGTCCAGTCCCAAGGAGTCCAAGCAGATCCGCTTAGACAAAACCTAATGACCCAAGCAAATGAAGCACTCGGTCAGGGACTGACGCCGCGTGAGAAAAAACTGATCGAGGAATCCCAACGTGCTAGAGCAACGATGATGGGGAGAACCTTTGATCAAACTGCGGCAATCGAGGAAGCAAAAGCCCAAGTTCTCGAGGACAACCAACGCAAGATGCAGAACCGTGGGTTTGCACAATCCGTCCTTGGACAAGAAGCGGGAATTCAAACAGCAGACGATACCCGCAGAATGGGTGCAGATCAGTTCAATGTCGGCACGAAGATGGATGCCGAGAGACTACGCGAATCACTCCGCCAACAAGGCTTGCTCGGTTACCTAGATGCGGCTTCAAGGATTTCCCAAATCGAAAACCAGGACCAACTCGATCCGTTCCAAGCGATACTGGGCAGAGAGGGAGGGACCGCACTTCAGCAAGGCCAGCAGGTATTTGGACAAGCGGGTTACGGGTTAAACTCAGGACCGCAGTACTTGAACCCCGAAGCAGGGTTAGGCTTCATACAAAACCAAGCAACGAATGCCGCCAATATGTACGGGGCGCAACAAGCCGCCGCCGCAAATCGATCAGCGGGTATCTTCGGTGGACTCGGTGCATTGGGTGGTGGTCTGCTTGGTAACGCAGGACTATTTTCATAAGTAAGGAGGACACAATTATGGCACAACCATTCTTCAGAGGGAACTACGGATCAGCACTTGGCCGGGTCGATACTCGACCAATCATTGAGGCAGGGCGAGCGCAGGGACAAATGTTTGCCCAAGCGGGAGCGCAAATCGGGAATATGATTCAGCAGTATGGGTTGAATAAGCAGAAGCAAAAGGAGAACAAGAATACTATCAAGTCAAGTGTTGGTATTCTTAAAAGACTGCAACAAATTGATCCTGAGAATGCCGTTCAATATGAAACGCAAATCGAGCAACTGAATAACGAGGACATTGGCTTGCGTGAAAGAGCGGGCCTTGCTGATAAAACCTTGCAGGGCATATCCATCACCGGGCAAATGGAGTCCAATATGCTTCGGAATAAGTCAGTCGCAGATTCGCTTAAAAGCACGCAAGACTCAAGGAATGCGGTAAAAGGTGCATTTGCACAAATGAACAAAGTTCTCGAAGAGGCAAAGCAAGCACAAACAGAAGCACGTGAAGCCGGGTTGCCATTTGAATTTACCCCAACAGTCCAAAGAATGTTTGATAATCCTCAGATTATAAAAGCGGGGATGGAGTCAGGAGACGCAAGCTTACTTGGATCGTTTATCTCTGATCCTGCGATGGATAGATCAAGACAGTTGCAAATTGAAAAGCAGAGGCAAGATGTAGCTGAAGGAACATTTAAGAGTGATCTCAGAGAAGAGAGGGGAGGAGTAGTCGGAGAGGCTGAACGCCAAGACCAAGAAGATCGGCTAAGGACTCTTTCAGCAATGGGTTTATACAATGCTAGAATGAGCATGCGTTCCGGAGGTGGCGGAAGTGGAAAAACGCAAACAATGCAGGATAGCCTGGAGGATACACAAAAGGAATTATCAAGAATAAGTTCTTTAAATACTATGTTCAAAGACGAAGACGGTAAAACTTTGTC